AACCAAATAGTAAATTGGTTAGATTCTGTTAATCATACAGGTAGTGATAGTAATCACCATCTTACAGAATTATCCAAATCTCTAAATGGTGTATCTTATATGTTTGATATTTCAAACACACATTTAACAAATTATATTACAAAATTCCAATCAATATCTGATGTATCAAAAGAGGGTTTGCCCTCTTTTATTTTTAACATAATAGATAGAATATCAGAAGAATTTAATTTTCCAAAAGATAATGTTTTTCTTCAAGCTGTTGATATGAATAGAGGGGGGAAAATAAATCCCCATTATGACGCATCAGTAGATGGATATGTTAATTACAAATGTAACATTAGTGTATTGTCAGAAGATTATGATTTATTTTTAGATAAAGAATCTATTAAAATACAAGAAACTGATTTATACGGATTTGAAGCGTCCCTATATAAACATTGGACAAACGAATTTAATTCAAGAAGAGTTTTTTTAAGTTTTGGATTTGTGTTAAAATATGAAGATGTGGGTAGAACCATAAATGACCCAAGAGTTAGATTAAGTAAAAGAATTGAGAAATACTTTCAAAAATAAAATATTTATTAAATAAAGAAAAATGGCAACAAAATACATTGTAAATAACGTACCGGAACAAACTATAAATGGTGATGTAACCATTAATGGAAATTTAAATGTTACGGGGGTTACAGGAAGTATGGCGACTTACAAAGCGCTATTAACTCAGATAGAGTCATCAACTGGTACCACCCTAAATGATTTTAATGATGGTTTAATTATAGGCGAAACTTACACGATAACTGATTATGTTAATGGTGACAATTTTAGTAATGTTGCTAATGTAACAAGTGGTGTTATAAACACAACGGGATGTGAATTCATTGCAACAGGAATAACTCCAACAAATTGGAATAATGGGTCTACTTTAGTATCTAGTGGTAATTTAGCGGTAACAGTATTAGAAAACAATTTGGGTTTTGATATTGAGTGGGTTTTTAACTTTGGTGGGTATGGTACGGGGGTTTATGTAGGGTATAATTCAATCACAGGGCCACTGTATAATACTTTTAATAGAAACACAACGTTCATTTTAGTCGGAAGTGCTGTCCCATTTCTTGGTCCATTCGTACAAATAAATTACCTATTTCCCAATAATTATAATGAAAAGGATGATAGTATTATTCTTGTTGCTTTTGATTTAGACAATTATGAACCGGTTTACGATAGGTTATATTATTTTCCTGTTGAGATTAAAATTCTACAAGATTTAGATACAACACCAATTACTTTAAGTGGAACTGTAGAAACATCGTTTCCTATTAATAATACTAGTATTGATTTGCGTTGTAATGGAAATTACATTCAAGCAGTTTATGGAGATGGCACTGTAAATGATATGTCAGAACTTATAACTTACTTAAACTCTGAACCAGATATGAGTTATTTAGGGGTATACTCTGACAATGGTGATGGAAGTGTTCTTTTAGAAATGCCAACCAATTTAGTAAATCAATTTTGTTCTAGTGGAACATTAACGTTTGAGGTATTCAACGACTAACTTTATAAAAATTAAAAAAATGATAAAATATATTAAAAGAAAAAGTGATAATAAGTTTCTACAATCTTTAGAAAATGACACTTGGGTTGATAATACAAAAGACGCTTATGAAATGACATATAAAGAGTTTGTGGACACAAAAACCACATTACTTAATACATATACTTCTGAAGAAATTACAGAAGTTATTAATGTGTTTAAGAATAAACCAATGTCAAGAGAAGAAAAAAAAGAGTTGTTAGATTTATTAAAAAAATAAAATACATTTTGACTTATCTGTTTTAGTTAATTATATTTATAAGTAATGAGTAAGGTGAACTTCACAATGTTGTGAAAGCAAATAAACCACTCCTAATTTATATATGATAGACAGTCAAGAAATTGAATCCTTCTTACACGGAGGAGACCCAGAAGAATTTATTGTTGCACTCGAATATGACTACGCCTCAGAGTGCATTTACAAAATCAAAGAAATCCCCGGTAAAGGTAAAGAGATTAGAAAAGACACGTTCATCCCATTTGCATGGGTTGGTGATTTACGTGGTATGAAGTTCTATAATGATTCCAAGGCATTACAAAAAGAGGCGATGTCTAAATACGGAATCACTATAGATAAATTAGAAACGGGTGATAATGAAAGAATGAAAAATGGTTTAACTTATATGGTTAAATCACTTAAAGGTTATAGAGCATTATCCCAATTTTTCCGTGATGGCGGAATAGACCCGTGGAGTGAAAAAGGAAAAGAAAAAATATTAACTCTCCCCCCGATTGAGCAGTACCTCGTACAAAAAGAAAAAAGATTATTCAAAGGTTTTGAAAACTATGATGAAGTTACACGACTTGTATTTGACTTGGAGACAACGTCACTTGAACCCAAAGATGGTAGAATCTTTATGATTGGAATTAAAACCAATAAAGGTTACCACAGAGTTATTGAGTGTATTGATGAGTCACAAGAAAGAGGTGCTATTATAGAATTTTTTAAAGTTATAGATGAATTAAAACCAAGTATAATTGGTGGTTACAACTCCGCGAACTTTGACTGGCATTGGATATTTGAAAGATGTAAAATCTTGGGACTTGACGCCAAAAAGATTTGTAAGTCTCTTAATCCTGGAAATTCTTTCACAAGAAAAGAAAGTATGTTAAAACTTGCAAATGAGGTTGAGGAGTATACTCAAACGTCAATTTGGGGTTATAACGTTATTGATATCATTCATGCTGTTCGTAGAGCACAGGCAATCAATTCAAGTATTAAATCCGCAGGTCTTAAATACATTACCAAATTTATTAAGGCAGAAGCTGCAGACCGAGTTTACATCGAACACACAGATATTGGGAAGATGTACACCCAAAAGGAAGAATATTGGTTAAACGTGCAAAACGGTAACTACAAAAAAGCTTCCGAGTATCAAGATTTAGATGTTAAATTCCCTGGTGTATATAAAAAAATAACAGGTGATAAGATTGTTGAGATGTATCTTGATGATGATTTGGACGAAACATTAAAGGTAGACCAAGAGTACAATCAATCATCTTTCCTACTTGCGTCTATGATTCCAACAACGTATGAACGAGTCTCAACTATGGGAACTGCATCAATTTGGCGTATGTTGATGTTGGCGTGGAGTTATAAACACAAATTATCAATACCTTCAAAACAACAAAAAAGAGAGTTTGTTGGTGGATTATCAAGATTACTAAAGGTTGGATATTCAAAAGATATTTTAAAATTGGACTTTTCGTCCCTTTATCCATCAATTCAATTATCTCACGATATTTTTCCTGAGTGTGATATTATGGGGGTAATGAAGGGGATGTTGTCTTATTTTAGAGAAACACGTATAAAATATAAAAATTTATCGGGTAAATATAAAAATACAGATAAGAAATTATCACAAAAATATGATACTTTACAATTACCTATTAAAATTTTTATAAACGGATTTTTCGGTAGTCTAAGCGCTCCTCACGTTTTTAATTGGGGTGATGTTGATTGTGGTGAACAAATTACGTGTACAGGAAGACAATATCTCCGTCAAATGGTAAAATTCTTTATGAAGAAAGGGTACACCCCTATGGTATTGGACACTGATGGTTGTAATTTTAGTTTACCAATAGATGGTGTTGATAATAGAATTTATATTGGTAAAGGTAATAACTGGTTAGTGGAAAAGGGTAAAGAGTATAGTGGTTATGATGCAGATGTCGCAGAATTTAACGACATTTTTATGAAAAATGAAATGGGTTTAGATTGTGATGGAACTTGGGCAAGTTGTATAAATTTGGCAAGAAAAAATTATGCAACATTGGAACACAACGGCAAAGTTAAACTCACAGGCAATTCAATTAAAAGTAAAAAACTTCCACTTTATATTGAGGACTTTTTGGATGTTGCAGTGAAACTCCTTCTTGAAGGTAAAGGAAAAGAGTTTGTTGAATATTATTATGAATACTTACAAAAAATTTATGATAAACAAATTCCTCTTATGAAAATTGCTCAAAGAGCAAAGGTTAAACTTACTGTGGAAGATTATAAAAAACGTTCAACACAGAAAACTAAGTCCGGAGGTTCAATGTCGGCAATGGCTCATATTGAACTTGCAATACGACAAAATATGAACATTAATCTTGGAGATGTAATATACTACGTTAATAATGGAACAAAGTCATCTCAAGGAGATATACAAAAAATTACAAAACCAACAAAAAAAATGCAAGAAGAGTATATGTTTACTCACGGAAAACCTATACCTGAAGGATATATACAAATTAATTGTTATATGTTAGAACAAAGTGAAATTGAGTCAAACCCAAATATGACAGGTGAATATAACGTTCCAAGAGCAATCACCACATTTAATAAAAGGATTGAGCCTTTGTTAGTCGTATTCAAACAAGAGATAAGAGATAATTTACTTGTTGATGAACCAAAAGACAGGGGAATATTTACAACAGAACAATGTGAACTTATAAGTGGTGTTCCTTTTGAAGAACGTGACCAAGATAGACTACAAGAGGATTTATTAGATATGTCAGTAGAGGAAACTATTTTTTGGGAAAAAAAGAATATTGACCCAAATTACATTTATGAATTGGCTGAAGAGGGGTGGGAAGAAAAATTTTAAAAAAAATACTACTTTTATTAAAAATCAAGATATTTATTATTATGGGAAGACCTAAAAAAAAGAAGGAAGAAAAAAAAATTAAAGTTAGTATCAGCCTTAATAGGGAATTATACTTTAAAATAAAAGAAGAAAAAATAATGCCTTCCCGTATAATAGAAAAATTAATTAGAGATTATTATGGAAACAAAAATTTGTAATAAATGTAAAGAAGAAAAGGAAGTTTGTGAGTTTTATAAAAACTTATATTCTAAAGATAAATTAAGAAGTAATTGTAAAGTTTGTCAAAATAAAAATTCAACAAATTGGAGATTAAATAATAAAGAAAAATACAAATATATACAAAAAAAATTCATTGAGAATAATCCGGGAATATCTTATGAATATTCAAAAAAGTGGAATAATAAAAATAAAAATAGAGTTAGAAACTATCAATCGGAATATTATAAAAATAGATACAATCAAGATATTTTATTTAAATTAAAAACGAATTATAGAAATAGATTAAAAGATATTTTTAGAGATTATGGATATGTTAAAAACAATAGGTCAATAGATTATTTAGGTTGTGATATTAAATTCTTAAAAGAATATTTAGAAAGTAAATTTACTGATGGGATGACTTGGGATAATAAAGGTTTTTATGGTTGGCATATAGACCATATAATTCCAATATCATCCGCAAAAAATGAAGAAGAAATTTATAAATTATGTCATTACACAAATCTACAACCTTTATGGTCTAAAGATAATATGTCTAAAGGTTCTAAATTACTTTAGGAAATTTTCAATCCATCGGACGAAAGCACATACCAGTTTCCTTCACAGAATCTAAACTCAATACAAGCACCTTTATCGGCAACAATCTCGTCGTATTCTTCGTCAATTTTGCCGATATTGGGTTTGATTGTTACGTGAGTTAAACATTTAATAACAGTATGTTCTGTGGTTTTAGAATCCAAAATAATTTTTGATTGTGGAACTCCCTTAACAATAATACATTCTTCTCCTGTTGTTGAGTAATCAAATTCAGAAATAATTGATGTTTCAGAAACATTTACAATATAACCATTAATTCTTTTCTGTATTGGTAGTGATTTTATAATTGCCATATTAAATTATATTACATAAATCTGTCTTTGGAAAGCGTTAAATTTCAATTGCTTATTAAGATTCTCAGCAATCAATGCCTCTTTTTCCATTTGTTTTTCAGGTCTTAATCTTGTAAGGAGTCCTTCTGCACCTGTTAATTCTTCAATTAATTTTGATTTTTCGTCTTTACCTTCTGTTGCCAAACTCTGATAATCCATCGTTAATTCAGAATCAGGTGTCTTTAAGTTACCACTATATTTACCTCTAACTCTACCTAAAGTTTCTTTAGCATATGCGAAGAACCATCTTCTAACCCACTGTTTTGCAGGTTCATTTAAATCTTCCCAACTCATTTCATCCAACGGAACATCTGATGGTAGTCTTATAATATCAGGATTCATCTTAAGACACTTATTTCTATCAGGACCCTCAACCTCATAATACCAATACCAAACTTTTGTTCCAACATATGAACTATAAGAATTCCAATTAAATCTACCACCAGGTGTATTCATAAGATGGATAAGTTTTTTTCCATCAGGTAGTGCGGTGATTCTATAGGTTAAACTACCACCAAGAATTCTATTAAGAATATTTGCTTCTTGAGCTCTAACCAAATAATCAAAACCCGACATCATAAAGAATGAACCCTGTCCACCAAACTGTGCGAATCCTGATTGGTTGGCACCAAGACCAACACCATCATATCCATACCCCATCATACCGAAAGGACCAAATAAAGACGATGAGTTGTTTGAGTACCAAAGAAGTTCGTTCACTTCTCTACCTGCAGGAATTTCATATGTTTGTTGGTTTTTAACCAAGTCAAAATAATCTAACTTAAGTTCCCAAGGACCAACAGCCTGAAGACCAACTATTTTTGAATATGAATATTGAAATTGTTTTTCAAAGTCGTGAGTTCTTGTTGAGAGTGCTCTCGCAACAGATTTTTGACTCATATCTAGATTAACTAAATTAACCCAGTTGGTATCAATTAACCAATTCTGAATATACTGTTCATAATCTTGAATGGATAATTCCATCAAGGAATCTAACATTTCATCTGTTAGTTCAATACTTCTGATTGGCGCACCTAAAGAGTGTTTCAATCTTGTATAAATTTTTGACCTATCTGGTTCTTGGATTACTGACATACTAATAAATATTTACAAAAAGAATTAATTTCTTAAATCATTAATTTTTTGTAATATTTCTTCTGCAGTATCTGCGGAGTTTTGGTTATCACCCATTACAGTAGCAATAACTTGTTTCTTTGCGTTTATAATATCATATATCACACCTTCTACTGTGTTCTCAAAAATGGGATAATAAACTAATACGTTACTTTTTTGTCCATACCTATATGCCCTGTCCTCCGCCTGCGCGTGGTCGGAAGGTAAAAAAGATAAATCATTCATAATAACCGCTTCTGCCGCTGTTAATGTAATACCCACAGATGCCGACTTTAAATTCCCAACAAAAACTTTTATTTTTGGATTGGTTTGGAATTCATCAACAGAATACTGTCTTTGTTCTTTGGAACAAGAGCCATCAATTTTAACTGCAGATTTACCAAAATGTTCAACAATTCTGTTTAATGAATCAGTAAAATTACAAAATATTATAACTTTCTTGTCTTGTTCTAAAATATTTTCTGCAATCTCAATTGTTTGAGTTATTTTTTCATTCGCAATAACTTGTCTTACTTTTGTAAGTTTTGAAAATTGAACAGTAAGTGATTTTGATTCCTCGGGATTTTTATCATACCAATCATAATACTCCCCCATAATTTCTTCATATTCTCTTGATTTTAACCTTAAATATACCGGAGTGATAATCTTATCAGGTAAGTCCAAAACGTCCTCCTTGAGTCTCCTAAGTATCGTACCTGACGTTCTATCCCTTAACTCCTCAAGATTTGTTGCACCCATAACATTCCAAACTTTTCTTGGTCCCGCTTGAAATTGAAACCCATTGCAATATCTTATAACATAAGCCATCCAATTTTTGGCAACAGGAGAATCAACCAAACTTAATAAGTTATAATAATCAATCGGGCGAGAGGTCATAGGAGTTCCTGTAAGTAACCATAACCTATCAATATCTTTCACAATATCATTTATAAGTTTTGTTCTTTTAGCTTGAGCGTTTTTGATGTAATGAGCCTCATCAACAATCACTAAATCAAAATTCGCATTCAACATATCAGAGTTCTTTTTATCTTTTGTACTGTGAAAGTTTTTGATGATGTCGTAGTTAATAATTACAAAGTCGTGTTCTGTTGAGAAACTTTTGCTTTCGGCAATAAAAATACTTCTGTCTGTGTAGTTCTCAATTTCTCTTTTCCAATTTATTTTAAGAGTTGCGGGACAAACAATTAAAATCTTTTTTGCACCCGTTTCAAGAGCAGCAATAATTGTTGATGTTGTCTTACCCAAACCCATATCATCGGCAAGAATAAACTTTTTATTCTCAACTAATTTTTGAATTGCTTCTTTTTGATGTGTAAGTGGTGGGCGGTGAGAGTATTTTTCATAATCAATAACGACATCTTTAACGGTGTTGTCTTTTATGATTGACGCTTTTGGTAACCAAAATTCGTGTAGTTCTTCTCTTTCAAACATCTTACCCCAAATGTGATATGCCTTTTCTTTTTCCGCCAATATCTTTTCAACATAAACTTTTTCAGGTGTGACGGGATATAATTTATCATCTGCAAATTTCTGTGCAAAATAAGCATCAAGAACCGCCCACTTTCTTGCAACCTTTGGTTGTTTGTTGTGGTTGTTAATGATGTACTCTGCTTGACTTCTTGTGGGGTAAAACTTTTTATTTATCTGTGACTTTCTTTTTAATTCTAAAATATAGTTGTTACCACCTTCATAAGTTTCAAGAATAGTTATTGCTTTTGACTCTAAACTAATATCCATTTTTATATGATATATAATTATAATAAAAATTTAAGTATTTATCAATATGGAAAAATTAGTACCAATAACAAGATTAGGTAAGTTCTTTGGAGCCGAGGATTTTGATTTGGATGTTGAGATGGGAAGGGAGTGGCTTGAAGGAGATATGAACTTTACAGTAATTCTTTATAGGGTGGATAGATATAAAACAAAAACAGATGATGTCTATGGTGAGGTTGTTGAGGATGGTGCCAAGTTTTTACCTCCAATAGAATTAAAGGGTTTGGTAAAAATTGTTGCACCTACAAATACAAAATTAGGCAGTTCAAAATTAAGACAAGAAGAACCAGGAAATATTACATTTTCAATTTACCAAAAATATTTGGATGAGTTAAATGTTGATATTTTATTTGGTGATTATTTGGGATATTATGAGACTGAAAGTAAAGTAAGGTATTATAGTGTGGCTGATGATGGTAGAGTTGTTTCAGATAATAAACACACATATGCGGGTGTTAAACCTTTTTATAGGACAATTTTGGCAACACCTACAAGTAGAAACGAATTTAAAGGAATATGAAGATAATAATTACAGAAACTCAAAGAAGAATGTTGGCAGATTCTCTAATCGGTCAAAAGGTTAAAGTTTATTATAACCTACATAAACATACTTTTTCAGTTCAAAAGAACAATTTGGTTGTTTTACACGCAGATTATGTAAAGTTAGAAGACGTTGAATTTAGAGTTAGACAAGGGGGTATGGAGAAAGTTAGACAAGAAAAATCAAAGAATGTTCATGCATTTGTTATTGGTTACTTGGTTGATTTTTGTGAATATCCTTGTGATGATATTCCTGAAGAACCAACGGGTGATGTTGTAACTTATAACCCGTACAAGTATGATAGTTTTGTTTATAAAGAAACTGAAGAACCTGTATTTAACGCTAAAGAAGTTGATTTAATTAATTCAAAAAATAAACTATTTGTTATAGAACAATAATGGCATTTCCAAAACAAATAAAAAAAACATTACCTTTAGTTCCCGATAAAGAATTATCTGAACGTAGGAGAGAACTATCTCAGTTTATAACTAAAGATGGTACTTATTTACCTAAATCCGTATTACACGCAGATTTGGATAGAGGTATGTTAGACTTTGTTAAAAATGATTTACAAATTAAATCTGAAGGAAAGATTGTTCCTATGGTTGATATTATATTAACAACTCAAAATTGGGCTCAGTTCACTGAAACTTGGAGTTTTGTTGATACGGACTTCAATGCTCAGCCCCCATTTGTTACTGTGGTTAGACAACCTGAAGTTAAATACGGTACAAACCCATCTCTTTTATACACAATACCAAACAGAAAACAATTTTATTTTGCGACAGTCCCTACTTGGAACGGAAACCAACAAGGTATGGATGTGTATACAATACCTCAACCAGTTCCTGTTGATGTTAATTATAATGTTAAGATTGTTTGTAATAGAATGAGAGAGTTAAATCAATTTAATAAAGTTGTTTTACAAAAATTCTCATCAAGACAGGCCTATACTTTTATTAAAGGACAATATGTACCAATAGTATCTACAAATATTTCAGATGAATCTGTTATGGAACTTGATAAAAGAAAGTTTTATATACAGAACTATGATTTTACTATGCTAGGTTACTTGATTGATGAAGAGGAGTTTCAAGTTAAACCAGCAATTAATAGAGCGTTAATGATGGTTGAGGTAGATACAAATAACAGAAGACAAAAATTACAACCTAAAAGTGAAAATAAAAATACTTTTGAATTAAATTTTGAATACCCTGTTGGTAATGATAGTTACTTTAAAGATATGAACTACACGATTAATATGGGTGTTGTAAAAACAAATAACGTTAATAGTTATGATGTTTATATAAATGGTGATTTTTATGGTACGGATATCACTCAAATACCAATAAACACTAATAATACATTACAAGTAGATATAATAAGAAACGATATTACCAAAGATTCAAACATTTTATTTACAAATAAATTAGTTTAATTTTCTCCGTAGATATCTTTACTAACTTTACAATTTTCTTTAATTAAGTTTTCTAAAAATTTGTAAATTTTAATTCCTTTTTTGTCGCAATGTTTTTTAAGTATTGCGTGAGCCTCTTTTGAAATTTTAATATTTTTTATATCTCTATTATCATTCTGTGACATAAGCAGAAAATAAGCAGAATTTTAAGCGCTTCTTTATAAATACTTTTCAAAAAGTAAAGTTTTTTCGTTTATTTACTAATATTTATCTATAAAATAAATCTTAATAGAATAATTTAATAATGGCAACAACTCAAACAAATCAAAAAGTATTCGTATCACCTGGCGTGTACACTTCAGAAACGGATTTATCATTCGTGGCTCAAAGTGTCGGTGTTACAACATTAGGTTTAGTAGGTGAAACTTTAAGAGGTCCTGCTTTTGAACCAATTTTTATAACAAACTATGATGAATTCCAAGCCTTTTTTGGTGGTACAGAACCAACAAAATTTGTAAATACACAAATTCCAAAGTATGAAGCGGCGTACATTGCTAAATCATATTTACAACAATCAAATCAATTGTTCGTAACAAGAATCCTTGGTTTATCAGGATATGATGCGGGTCCTTCTTGGAGTATAAAAATTAAAGCTAATGTGCAAGGTACTACAGTTGGTATTGATTCTTCAATTGCAACCGCTCCTTGGAGTATTGATTTTACAGGGGACACAAATCTTAACACATTTACAATTACAGGTGGTACATTGCCCGCTGAAGTACTTGCAAACTATACAACACAATATAGATTATTGAATGGTAACGTTTCTACGTTGTCTGCAGATTTTAATAATATACTTAATAATTTTGCAAAAACTCCATCAACTACAGCAACAACCGCAATAGTTTATGGCTCGATAGTTAGCAGTGATTACAATTCTTTATCAGGACAATATTCAATATTGAATAATGTTTTAAGTTGTGATAATTTAGATTTATCGGCAAATGATTTAAAATCATCGAATAACGATGCTTGGTATTATGCAAATTTTGAAAATACGACTGGTGATGTTTATACTGGTTATTCATTTAGTTATAGTGTAACTAATATGGTTACAGGTTCATCTAATACTTTTACAGGTACTGTAACTGGTAATACATACATTTTCTCAGGAACTGCTTGGGAAAATACAAATAACTTGGTTGTAGCAACAATTCGCTCTAGAGGTATATCAGAATATAATTCAGACCAACACGGACCACAATATCAAGTATCAGGTACTACAGACCAATTTGGTAATTATTTGGGTGATGATTTACAAATGATATGTTCAGGTAGTTACCAATACGTATCATCAAATCCATTTTCAACATTCTTATTGTCAGGATTTACTGTTGATAATACTAATTTTTCATTTGAGGTTAGTTTAGACCCATCAAGTAGCAAATATATCACAAAAGTTTTAGGTGAAGATAATTTTGGAAAAAATAGATATCAAGTACCTATTTTTGTAGAAGAAATTTATGGGGGTGCGTTAACATACTTATATAATAGAGATAGAGTTCGTGGTTTAGATTGTTCTTTAATCGCTCTTCCAGCGGCTAAAACATTAAGTACTCAATCAATTGCTTGGAATCTTGAACAATATACAACACCTATGACACCTTTCTTAGTTTCAGAATTAAGAGGTAGCAAAGTATTCAATTTATTTAGATTTGTTTCAATATCTGATGGAACAGCTGCAAACACAGAGATTAAAGTTTCAATTATAAACATTTCATTTAATAACCAAACATTTGATGTTATTGTAAGAAGTTTTTTTGATACAGATAAAAATCCTGTGGTTTTAGAAAAATTCACAAGCTGTAATATGGATATCAATTCGAATAGCTTTATCGCTAAAAAAATTGGTTCTGTTAACGGAGAATTTGCATTAGTATCAAGATATATTATGGTTGAAATGGCGGATGAATATCCGATAGACGCATTACCTTGTGGATTCCAAGGATATAACCAAAGAATTTATGGTAGTACAAGTAATTTACCACCATTACCTATATATAAACAAGTTTATTTCAAACCAGGTGATACTATATATGACCCACCATTTAACACCGCACAAGGTACAAATTATACGGTATCCAATGGTGATAATGTTAGAAGAACCTATTTAGGTTTTTCAACAATGTTTGGTGTTGATGATTCATTCTTACAATATAAAGGTAAACAAAATCCTGTGACTGATTTTGATACGGCAGTTGATTCGGCCGAATGGGGATACAGAACTCAAGGTTTTCATATGGATTCGGGTGCAACTGTTGTATTAATATCAAATGGTTTTACTACAAGTGGTACTCCTGCCTTTGCTTGTGGAGATGCAAGTTTCAATAGTGAACCAACATCACAAACCAATCCATATTATTTTATATATTCAAGAAAGTTCACCGTATGTTTCGCAGGTGGATTTGACGGATGGGATATATACAGAGAGTATAGAACTAACCAAGATAGGTTTGCATTAGGTCAATCAGGTTATTTAGCGGGTGCATCATCTAATCCAAGATATCCAACAGCGACTGGTTACGGTATGTTCAAACAAATAACAATTAACCAAAATACTGTTGATTGGGCTAATACAGATTATTATGCTTATATTTTAGGTATTGAAACATTTGCAAATCCTGAATCAACTAATATAAATGTATTTGCACTTTGTGGTGTAGATTACTACAATCATTCAAATGTTGTTGAAGCGGCAATTAATATGGTTCAATATCAGAGAGCGGATTCAATATTTATCGCAACTACTCCTGACTATCAAATGTTTGTACCAGATGCTGGAGATTCAATAAATAATATTTTACCAACAGAAGCGGTTGATAACCTAGACCAAACAGGAATTGATTCAAACTACACCGCAACTTATTACCCTTGGATATTAGTTAGAGATACTGTAAATAATACACAAATATATCTTCCTCCAACAGGTGAAGTTTGTAGAAACTTAGCATTAACTGATAACATCGCATTTCCTTGGTTCGCATCTGCGGGTTATACAAGAGGTTTAGTTAATTCAGTTAAGGCGAGATTTAAACTCACTCAAGAAGATAGAGATACACTTTATCAAGGTAGAATTAACCCAATCGCAACTTTCTCTGACGTTGGTACTGTAATTTGGGGTAATAAAACTTTACAAGTTGCTGATACCGCTCTTAACAGATTAAATGTTAGAAGATTATTATTACAAGCACGTAAGTTGATTTCTGCAGTTGCTGTTAGATTATTATTTGAACAAAACGACCAAATAGTTAGACAACAATTCTTGGATAGTGTAAATCCAATCTTAGACGCTATCAGAAGAGATAGAGGTTTGTATGATTTCCGTGTAACAGTTTCTTCTTCTCCTGAAGATTTGGATAGAAACACACTTAACGGTAAAATTTATCTTAAACCAACAAGAGCACTTGAATTCATTAATATTGAATTCTTGATAACTCCAACAGGTGCTTCATTTGAAAATATATAATATATAAAAATGATAGGGGGTATTTAATTATCTCCTATCTTTGTAATTATGAAAAAATTTATATTAGAAGGTTTTAGATACGAAAGTACTCCCGATATGAAATATTATGCGTTTGATTGGGATGATAATATTGTTTCTATGCCAACAAAGATTATATTAAAAAATAGTGATGGTGATGAGGTTGGTATGAGTACCACTGATTTTGCCGAGTATAGACACGATGTTGGAAAAAAAGATTTTAAATATAATGGTGAAACTATTGTAGGTTATGCTGAAAATCCGTTTAGAAACTTTAGAGTTGAGGGGGATAAACAATTTCTTATTGATGCTATGAGAGCTGAAATAGGGCCAGCGTTTGATGATTTTAGAGAAGCGATTAATAATGGTTCAATATTTGCAATCATAACCGCAAGAGGACATAATCCCGAGACAATTAAACAAGGGATTTATAACTACATAGTTTCAGGTTTTAATGGTATTGATAAAGACCAATTACTTAAGAACTTAAGAAAATATAGAACATTTGCAGATGAAGAGGATTTAAGTGATGAGGAATTAATTAAATCATATTTGGAACTCAACAAATATAACCCCGTTTCTTTTGGTGATGTTAAAGGTGCTGAAAATCCTGAAGAGGCTAAAATAATTGCGATGGATGATTTTGTTTCTTATATTAGAGCGATGTCTGCATTATTAAATAAGAAGGCTTATATAAAGAAAGATTTGGGAAATAAGTTTTCACCAAAGATGCCAAAAATAGGGTTTTCTGACGATGATATTAGAAATTTAGATGCTATGAAAAAGCATTTTGAAGATAAACCAGATAATATTGTTAAAACTATTTCTACTGCTGGAGGTATTAAAAAAGAATATTAAGTAATTAAGTTAATTTATTTATTAATACTGGATACTAGAACTGGATATAATAAGAATAAAAAAATTAAAATTAAAAGTAAATAGATAAATTTTTCAAAAAGATACTATTTATAATCAATAAACAAAGAAATTAAAATTTACACAATATGGCGGATTTATTAATGAAAATGCCCATACCTTATGAACCGAAAAGGCAGAACCGATTTATTTTGAGATTCCCTTCAAGTTTAGGTATAAATGAGTGGTTTGTTGAGAGTACCTCAAGACCACACATAACAATAAACGCAACTGAAATTCCTTTTTTGAATACGTCAACGTTTGTTGCGGGTAGATTTAACTGGCAAACAATTAACGTAACCTTTAGAGACCCAATTGGACCTTCAGCTGCTCAGGCACTTATGGAATGGGTTCGTTTACACGCAGAATCTGTTACAGGTAGAATGGGTTATGCTGCGGGATATAAGAAAGACGTTGACTTGGAGATGTTAGACCCAACAGGCGTTGTTGTTGAGAAATGGATATTATATGGTACATTCTTAACAGATGTTAATTTCAACGCTTTGGCATATAACCAAGATGCACTTGCAACAATTTCGGCAACATTAAGAATGGATAGATGTGTATTAGTTTACTAATATACTATTTATAAAAAAAATAAAACAATTATAATTAACCGTAGGAAAACTATAAACTTTCTACGGTTAATTTTTTTTATATGGATAATCAATCAAGAGAATACGGACAACAGAATTTAACACTTCCACACGATGTGGTACCACTTCCTTCAGGTGGTGTGTTTTACAAAAATAAAAAACAATCAGTTAAGGTAGGTTATTTAACTGCGATGGACGAGAACATCATATTGGGTGGAGGAAATGATATCGCACTAAGCTTACTAAGGAATAAGATTTACGAACCAGACTTCAAAATAGAAGATATGTTAGAGGGAGACGCAGAAGCGATACTCATCTTTCTTAGAAATACTTCTTTTGGGCCCGAGTTAACTTTAAATTTAACAGACCCACTAACCAAAAAAGAATTTAAGTCTACCGTTATGTTAGACCAACTTTCTATTGTAAAAGGTATTAATCCATCACCTGACGGAACTTTTACAACAACATTACCAAAAACACAATCAACAGTAAAATTAAAGCCATTAACATATGGTGAAATTATTCAATTAAATAATGCACTTGATACATACCCACAAGGTAGAGTTCAACCAAAAGTCACATTAAGATTACAAAAAGAAATTGTTGAAATTGACGGTATGACAGATTTAGGTCAAATTGCTAAATTTATAGAACAAATGCCAATTGCGGATTCAAAATTCATAAGAAAATTTATAAATGAAAATGAACCAAGATTAGACTTAAGAAAAACAGTACAAACCCCATCAGGAGAAAAACTCACAGTTAACGTAGGGTTTGGGGTAGACTTTTTTCGCCCTTTCTTCTGATTATAGAAAATCACAGATAGACGAATTTTATTATTTAAATACTCTATTACATATAGGTTATTCTGATTTTGAAAAAATGCCATTATTCATAAGAAGATATCTTTTGGATAAATGGATTGAAGAAAATAAAAAGGACTGATTTTTCAGTCCTTTATCTATTTATATAAAAACTAATTTATGGCCGATATAAAAAGTGAACTCGAACAAATAAAAGATAGTTTAATTGGATTAGGAGCTGGAATTGTAAAAGAGGCTTTACCATCTTTTGATGGACTTATAAATGCTTTTGATGAAATGACCAAAAAGGCAACATTATTAAATAATGTATTTGGTCAAAACAGAACAAGAATTACAGAATTACAACAAGCGGTTGCAGATACTGCGCCAAGAATTGCCGGATTAGGAGGAGATATGAGTGATGTTTTTGATACTATGGAAGGAGTGTCAAAGGCTTTAAAAAGAAATGTTGTTGGTACGGCGGATGATTATAGTAGGTTATTTGCAGCTCAAAAAATATTGGGAGGGAGCGTACAAGAAATGGTATCTGATTTTAATGATATCGGAGTTCAATTTTCCCTTATAGGAGGACAATTAAAAAGTTCAATTGATTATATACAAAATATGGGATTGAATACCAAGCAAGTTATGCAAGATGTTCAAAATAATATGAAAAGAATAAATGAATTTAATTTTGCTGATGGTGTACAAGGATTAACTAAGATGGCGGCACAGGCAGCATTATTTAGATTTGATATGAGTGACACATTCCAATTAATGGAAAAATCATTATCCCCTGATGGTGCAATTGAATTAGCATCCGCATTCCAAAGAATGGGTGTTGCCGCTGGAGATTTAACAGACCCATTCCAATTAATGTATAAATCTTTAAATGACCCTGCAGGATTACAAAAGAGTATAATTGATATGACAAAAAATTATACTGAGTTTGATTCAAAAACAAAAACATTTAAGATAAATCCTGAAGGGATGCTACAACTTAGAGAAATCTCAAAACAAACAGGATTAAGTTATGATAATTTAACCAAATCTGCACTTGCAACTGCAAATTTAGATAGGGCTTTTAAACAATTAAGACCAAGTATTAATTTTGAAAAAGAAGAAGATAGGGAATTAATTGGTAGTATTGCTACTATGAATGAAAAAACTGGTGAGTACGAGATAAATGTTAAAAATGATGTTGGAACGGATATTAAAACAAAATTATCTGACTTATCTCAAGAACAAATTAATAAACTTTTAGAAGAAGAAAAAAAGAAACCAAAAACGTTAGAAGATTATGCAAAAAACCAAATGGATGCGTTACAAAGTATTATGGCTGATGCAAGAGCAATAAGAACAAGTTTTGAATTTGGTGTTGTATCGAACGACGAAATGAGAAATTTGTCAGAAAAAATGAGAGATGTTGCAACATCTTCCGCAACCGAACTGAAAAATTTTCTACCTAAACCCGAAGATTATAGAGGTTTTACATCAGATGCGATAAATAATATTAAAGGTATTGTACAAGAAATGGCATCCGGTAATTTGGGTTCTGATAAAATGGTTGAGGCATATAATAAACTTAAAGAACAATTTAATGAAGTTATTAATAAAGGAGATGATAAATCTAAAGCATTAGTAAGTAAATTAGAAGAAAATTTTAAAAAAATTGTTGACTCACCAAAATTATCTTATAAAGGTAGTTTAGGAACCGCGGCAGGACAACCAACAAAAACACCAACAACTTCTAAAGTAGAATTAGGAGGAGGTTTAACATTTAATGTTGTTGCCAGTCCAAATGTTAATAAACAACAATTTGAACAATTTATAAACTCTCCTGAGTTTAGGGACAAATTTCTTGAAATTTTTAAAAACCTAGACCCAAATGCAAGAGCAACAATTAAAAAATCTTTAGGGTTTTAAAAAATTTAATTTACCCTATTTATATAAAAACAGAATAAATGGCTAATAGTCCTTTAGATTTCCCATCAACACAGACGTTTAGAACCCGGTTAAATACTAGGAATTTACCGCCATATCCAAAATCACCAACAAGATATACACCACCACTTAACTTCCCGTACATACAATCTAACTATTCAGTTGTTGATAGCCCTGATTCACTTATTGATACACCAATATTAGCAAATCAATTATATCCACTTAATTTATATGGTGCGAATGGTGGGTTCAATCAGTACGCCGACCCAAATGTATTAAACGGAACTCGTTCAGGCGCAGGTGAATACGGGGTTCAATTTGCACATATTATTGATGAATCTGCGACACAGGCTAACGGACTAAATGGATGGAAGTCATTAAATGCGTATGGTGATGGTTTAAATTTAATAGATTCTGCTGAAGCGTTCTCTACTCTCGAAGTTTTACAAATAAATCAAAGTAGACAAGGAAACGCTCAACCATACCCAACAACATTCCTTGCATCTTTTTATAGTCCACTAAGTATATTACTTTCAGACAATCCAAGAGGAAGTAATGGTAGTTTAAGTCAAGATTCATTCATCGCTCGATTAGGTGCAAAGACATTAAAAAAAGAATTTCAAGATAGAATTGCTAGAGAAATTAGAAGACAGACATTAGGAAGAGCAAATATCTTTAATGCTAATAGCGGTACAGATGTATTAGGAATGGTTACAGGTACAATACCTTTAATTGAACCTAACTACCAAATTACAGTACCCGCAAATCCAATAACCGCTGCGGCGCAATTGGCGTTAAGTTTGGCTGGTAGCACCATACCACTTTCTTTAATACCAGGTTCTTATTTCGACCCAACAATAAATTCAGGACAACCAACAACAACACAACAATTACAAAGTGCGTATATTAATACTGCAGGACAATCAAGTATATTGGGGGCGGTATCATCTTTATTGAGTGCTCCAAAATCAGGTTCACAAATATTTTTAGAGAATACAGGTGCAGGACAAAAATCAAGGTTATTCAAAAACATAGATTATAATAGATTTAAACCGGCGTATGATAGAGGGATAGTCGATAGATTGGGTGGAGCAATTGTCGGGACATCAAATAGTAATGGTAATTATTATATTGGTTCAACAAATTCAGAACCATCAAGAATATTATCACCAAGCAGAGATTTACCTGTAAATGAATTTGGACAAGAAATTCAAACTGAAGTTTATGGACCTGTTGAACTTGCTAAAATATATGAAGGTGAAACAAGTAAAAATATTAAGTTAGGTTCTAATGGACCAATATATAGTGATGGTGGAGGAATAGAGGGAGGAATGACTTGGGTATCACCAAAGTATAAAGATAATGCGGGTAAAAAAGTAGGTCCTGGTGGAAATATAATTAAAGAAGACCCTGATTTTAAAGACTTTTCATACGGACCAACAGAATCAACAACACTTAACTTTAAACCTGGTTCAATACTTGATGAAACACAAAGACTAATAAATAGTCAACCACAAGGTAAAAAAAGATATGAACACGTAGGAAATGCGATAGACCAAGTTAGTAAAATATTTAACGATGGTTATAAAGAATTAACTAAAGGTTCAAGAGTTATTGCTTATATTGGTGAAATAGGTCAAGAAAAAGGGGCCGAATATTGCAGAGTTTTTGCAAAAGATACACCTTATTTACAACACAACGATTTACAAAAAACAGATGGTATGACAACTGAAGGTAGAAAATTTAGCTTTTCTGTCTTTGATAAAACATATAATCTTAATATGTACCCAAACAAAAGAGAAGGTGGACAGGATTCTACCAACTTGGTTATGGGTGGTGCTAATGGAGAATATGCTAAAAAATATATGTTCTCATTAGAGAACCTTGCTTGGAGAACATCAAACAAACCTGGATATACAATACAGGATTTACCTGTTTGTGAAAGAGGTCCCAATGGAGGTAGAGTTATGTGGTTTCCACCATATGATTTGAAGTTTACTGAAGGTTCGACAGCAAGCTGGAAGTCAACAGACTTTATAGGAAGACCCGAACCTGTATATACATACAACAATACAAATAGAACGGGTTCAATTTCTTGGAAAATTGTTGTTGACCATCCATCAGTTTTAAATGTTATTGTTGATAAAGTTTTGGCTAAAGAAACAAATAAAGTAAGAATTGATAGTATATTGGAATCGTTTTTTGCAGGATGCAGAAAATATGATTTATATGATTTGGCAAAAAAATATTATACAGTAAATCCAAATGACATATTGGCAGTGCAGACTGAATTACAATATAAAGATGTTTCGGTTGAAAGAATCAGATATGTTAAACAAACATTAACAACAGATGTTGCGGGTACCGCAGCAATAACAAAAACCACACCAACAACACTAGATGATTTACACGAATGGAAAGATAAGGCGGTTTATTTCGGAAATGATTATCCAAAACGAGATGCCCCCAAAGATTTTAATTACACAACAGAATATAATAGATACACCACAACCGATAAACCAGAATACGCAAATAATAACCCAAACGGAGGAACGGATTTATTTTTTAGTAATGTAGTTACCGCTAATTATAATGATATGGAGGCACTTGCAAGTAAAATAAATGAATTACTTAGCAACTCACAAAATCAAGGGACCATAACTATAGAAATTGCTGGTAGCGCATCCGCACCCGCAACCGAAACATATAATGTTTCATTATCAGAAAGAAGAATAAACGCTTTAATAAATTTTTTCAAACAAAATTCAAAAACAAAAGATTTTGTTAATTCTTCACCTGCTAGATTAAAGTTAGTACCTGGAGAAGCAAAAGGTGAGGTGGCACAAGTTCAACAATTTATTAATGGTAATTGGCAATCTGCAAATCCTGTTAATTGTAGTGATACCAATACAAAAAATGGTGATAACCAAGTTGGGGTAAAAGATGTTTACACCACAAATGCGATGGCTTGTAGAAGAGCGGTTATAACAAATATAACAACCACTCTAACCGCACCCAATAAAGAAGAAACAATACCTGCAGTACCGGGCACTCAAAAACAAGAAGAATTTACAACACAAGAAAATTATACTGAAACTAATAAAGTCCCAGAAGAAGTAACAAAAACAGTCGTTAGAGATAATATATCAAAAAGAGTGTTGAGGTCTTTATTATCAGAGTGTAATTATTTTGAAACAATTAAAGAAGAAACTCCTATGGTTTATGATAATCTAAGGGAAAAATTAAAATTCTTTAATCCTGCGTTCCACTCAACAACACCCGAAGGACTTAACTCAAGATTAACATTTTTACAACAGTGTTTGAGACCTGGCGATACAATACCCGTAACTCAAAAAGATGGAACTTTACAATATAATAACGCAACAAACACAGCGTTCGGAGCACCTCCTGTTTTAATTTTACGTGTAGGTGACTTTTTCCATACTAAAATAATACCTGAAGGATTACAATTAACTTATGAAAGTTTGGATATTAACCCTGAGGGCATTGGCATTCAACCGATGATTGCAAACGTAACCTTAAGTTTTAAATTTGTTGGTGGACAAGGATTGGCGGGTGCGGTAGATAAGTTACAAAACGCATTAACATTTAATTACTATGCTAATACAGAAATGTATGACGATAGGGCGGATGTTACAGATACAAGTTATAAAGTTATAGATAAAGAACTTTTAGATTATTTTAACATTCAGGTACCACCACCTACAGTCAAACAAACACCAAATATTAACGGACAATCTAACAACCAAACAATAGGTGTTATTACATCGGCAACAACGATACAGACAGGAGATGTTGGGGATATAAATTATCAGGCATTTATGAATGGATTTAAGGATTCTACTCAAAATTATTTTAGAAATGTTTTAAACAAAAATAGAGAAGTATTTAAACAATTTAATAATGCTGTAATGCAAAATTGGAGTTTAGAAAGAAATTATACTAAAGGTTCATTTCAGGCGGGTACAGGAAATAATGATACTTATATTTTTGGAAAACCTAATAATATACAAAATAAAATAGATGAAATATTTAATGATTTTGTTAGTGATATAAATTCGGATAATGAAGGATTAATTAATTTCTTAAAAGGAACTGTTGCCAGCCCAAAAAATTTCGCTCCAAGGGTAATTTCAACATTAAAAGACAACTACAAAAAATATATAACAACGACAAAGAAAAATGTATTCCAAAGTGCCTTAACAAAAATAATACAAGATATTTGTTTGGTCGAACAAAATTTGATTTTAAACATTAGTAAAGCGAATACATTATCATATACAAGTCCAAGTGGATACGGAACAGACGGATTACAACAAAAAAATGGTAAGGTACAAATATATCTTATATCAGGGACTACAAATGTTTCCAAAGGAACCTCATATCCTGATACATTTGCTGAATTAAAAGGTGATGTTGTTAAAATAAAAGATAGTTTAATTTCATTTGATACTCTAACACAAACAGGAGTAACATTTAACGGATATAATGGAAAACTTATATATAAAACAAATGAAATAATAAATAATCAAACCTTTATTCCGTTTTCAAAATTATTTGACGAAAGATATATTGGCGATGTTTATAAAAAAAATTCATTAAAAAGATGTTACTTTATACTGAATGATGATATCATTGATTCCACAAAATATAGTACATTTAAAAAAGCGCTTATTGGAAATATATTAAGTAACCCAAGTCTGTTTGGTAGTGGATATGATGCATTAGAAAAAGAATTTGATGCTTATTGGTTAACAGATGATAATATAAATAATTTAAAATCTGTTAAAACAATATTTACGGATGAAAATACTTTGACAGATAAATTTTTAAATGAGTTAGAGAATAATACTTTTAAAAACTATATTAATTTTACACCTTTCGACGCAACCGCAAAAAGAGAATTTACATTTACAACTGAACAACAAAAAATTAATACTGAAGGAAATATACAAGAAAAAGAATCACTAATTAAATCGCTTGGACTATCGACAAATTCAAATAATGATAATAAAACTTGGAATGATTATATAAATTCTGTTTATATAGGTAAAGTAAAATTAAATTAATGGCATTACAATATTATAATAGATATACTAATTTTTTAATAAACGGAGAACAGACCGTAGTACCATTCGTACAAGTACCTCAGAAAACAACTGATAAAACTTACATATATAAAGTTGGTAAATCTAGATTAGATAAAATCTCACAGGAATATTATAACACTCCTTTTTTTGGTTGGTTAATTTTACAAGCAAATCCACAATATGGTGGGTTAGAAAATTTTATTCCTGATGGGGCTATATTGATTATTCCTTATCCTTTATTACCTTCTTTACAGGACTATAATGGTGCGTTAAATACTCATTTTTATTATTATGGCAGATAAGAGAACAAGACCTGATAATAGTGGTTATATCTATACAGAATTTGATTATAACAACATTATTATTGTTGACCCAAATAAAACGGTTGACGATAAGGGTGTTATATCCGAAAGACTCGTAGACCACGAAAATATGGTTATGTATGCAAATTTGGAGGCAGAACTATTACCAAGAACAAAACTCGCAATAGGAAGCTCACCCGATAACATTAGAACAATATCAATCGCAAAGATAAATTTTCTTAAACCTGCAAATGACGATTATTTTACTACAAATTATTATGATGAAATTACTGGCGAGAACACCACAATAAAAAAAGGACAAAACCAAACTCAAACAGAATATGTTCCGCCTTCAAACGGGCAGAGAGGATATAATAAATTATCCACATTTAGTGACGGAAAAGAAGGAACAATTGATAATGGATTGTTAGGTATAACAAGTATTAACGTGAAAGTTTCAGGTTCATTTATACCAACTGTTACTATGACCCTTGAGGATGTTCAGGGCAGGGCATTATTTCAGTTAGGGGAAAACTCACCATACGCTGCGTTTTTTCATTTACCATATCCGCCATTTTATTTAACGATTAAAGGTTATTATGGACAGGCGGTAAAGTATCAATTGAATCTTGAAAAATTTGATTGTAATTTTAACTCTATCGGTGGAAATTATATGATTAACCTAACATTTCAAGGATATAAGTTTAACATATTAAATGAGATAAGTATGGGTAGTTTATTGGCAGCACCCCATATGTATTCTTCAAGATTTGATATATCAAATTCAAATGTAGGTTCAAACCCTTCACAATCACAACAAGCCGCCGCATCACAACAATCGGCAAATATTGCACAACCATCCAACAGTAATGGTGTAGTTACAAAACAAATGTTTGTTGAAAAAGGATATCAAAAAATTATCGAGGTTTATAATGAGTATAAATCAAAAAAAATAATACCAAAAGATTTTCCTGAGTTAACATTACAACAACTTATGAATAAGTTGGAAACGTTTGAACAAACAATATTAAATAATTATAAAAAAAGTGATGTTGAACCTTTAACAAACATAAGACAGTATCAACAAAAACTTAAAGAATATTATGAGGTTGTGATATCTGACGCAACTTCTTGGTTTAATACTTATTTAAACCCAAAACCATTTATAGGTTTAAATGGTATAAAATACTATGCATACCTTAATGATATTACTGATGATAATAAACCAAACGCATTATCTAAATTAGAAGGATATATTAAAAATTATAATGAAGTATTGGCATCTAATAAAACATTAGGTAAAGATGGAACTTCACCAATAACTAACGGAATTACAATTTCAACAATTACTGCAACAACAACTCAATTTGATATAAATTGGGAAAAAACTTATACCGAACAATATGGAATTTCAAATCCAACGGCCGTTCAAATAGAACAATTTAAAACATCTGAATCCATAAGTAACTTATTTAAACCATTATCTTTTGGAAGTGTAACAGATGGATTTGTTGGACCACAACAACCAGGAACAACTTTTATTACTGATGAAAATAAAAAAAATTCATTAGAATTGTTAAAACCATATTTTTTTATTTTTGATGGTACCGATAGGTTTATTGGAATGATTAATAATATGAATGCTGAGGCATCAAAAAAATTATCAGAAATTGAAACTAAACTTAGTGAAAGTTTAAGAGAAAAAATTGAAGATTCAAAAACGGGTTTAGGTTTTAAACCGACTGTAAGAAATATTATTGCAATTATAATGGCATCTGCCGAAGGATTTATAAGGCTTATGGATGATGTACATACAAAGGCTTGGGATGTCAAATATGACCCTGTTAGAAAAAATGCAATCTTAAATAATACATCATCAGCCCCCGGAGTAGATACAAAACAAGTTGTTCAAAATACAATTGAAAATGCTTCAAATACAACATCACTTCAAACGCCTGTCTATCCCTGGCCACAATTTTTTGTGGAGGAAATGGGTGATGATAGAAAGCCTAAATTCCAATTAAAATATATTGCAGACCCATCTATTGTTGATAGAACTATGGGTTACGTTTACGATAAATGGCCTGAGGTAGAATTTGTTGAAGAATATATAAAAGGATTAACTCAAAGGTTTACCCCACCAAACACACCAACACCTTCATCAGAACAAGATTTTACTAATTTCTTAAATATAAATGCAATTGAGTTTCCACAATCAGATGTTGCTTATACCAACACAGAAGAGATTAAATTCTTTTTTGAATTATGGGAAAGACAATTTATGACATCAAGATATGAAAATCTTGGTAGAATAAAAACAACTGATACCGATTATGAAAATATAAAAAATTTAATTGTTGATGTTGATACAAAAAACATATTAACAAGTTTAGGGGGCAGCAACCCTTATCTTAATTTCAAACTAAAAAATTTCCAATATACTGCGGCAAATTATGTTGAATTTTTAAAATCAATAACAAAAAACGGACAAACACAAACATATTACGATTTTACAAATGATGTATTTGTTACACCATATATTAAAAATTTAACTGCAAATCCAAATTTGCTGTTATCGATAAAAAATGTTGGAAAAGAACCCGTATCAAAACTTGATGGTGCAAAATTAGAATCAATCGTAAAATCAACACAAACAAATGAACCAATTATAATTGATACCTATCCATTTACAAATTCAAGTTGGGATGACTCAAACCTTGTTGATAGGAGTAATAGTCAAGGTAATTCAATTTATAATACAACGAAGTCATTAAAGTTTTATAAACAAAGAAACTTAATCACAAATTATTTAGATTTAAATGATTTTAAAACAAATAGACCCGTTACAAATTTTTCATATCTTACAATACAAAACCCATTATCAAATAGTCAGTTATATCAGCCAACAAATCAGACACAATTTTTCATAAATTTATATTATAACAGAACACCAAAAAACTTTATACCAACAGAAGGAAATTGTTATTTCAACACTCCAACAAATAAAACGGTAACTTTTTTTGGAACAACAACAAATAAATTACCTATAAAGACAACAACCTCAATTTTAAATACACCTATGTTTATTAACTCTATAATTGATGGAGTTAATAAATGTAAACAAAATAATGAAACTCCTTTTGTAACATCGGCATATCTTTTTTTAAATTCGTTACCACTTATCTCTCTAAGAGAAAAATACAAAACACAAGGAACAAATTTGAATGAATTGGATTATATGTTTGCAACCATAAAAAAGTTTGGTGCGTTACATAAACTACCATATGCTTGGATTTTAAAATTTGGTTCAATATGGCATAGATATAAAACTTATGTAGAAACAGGTACTGACATTTTAACATCAGTGTGGAAAGACGTTGACTATAAAAACGCATTTGACCCCGTAACTAATAGTGCGTCTAAGAAATACATATTAGATTTTAATGGAGGAACTGGTAAAACAATTCAGTTGGAATCAATAAACTTTATTGCGAGTTCTATGCAAATAGGGTTTTATCCTAAGTTGATTGATGATTTTAACTATATGTATAAAGGAAGTATTTTATACAATGGATATACAGATAGTGACATACAGACCTCAATAAATAATGGGTTAAAACTTTATAACTTCACACAATCTAACGCTAACTATATACAAAATTCTGCGCCACTTAATTTAACAACTTGGAGTTCATTATTACCATCTGACGACGGTTCTTATTTAATTTTACCTTCATTTGGTGGTTCTCAAAATCAAATTACACCTTCATTAACGGAATCAAATGTAGTTGTTGCAGGTGCAAGTGTTGATGGAAATCCGGCAGTGTATAATGGCTCTATGAGACTTTTATGGGCGAGTCCTAATTACGGTTATTTTGATAGAAGTCAAATAGCGCAACCAGCATCTAGTTCATATTTAAATAATATAAAAGATACAAGTGATTTATTATCACCATTCATTTTATCTAATAGCACAAATTATTCACGTATTGATGATTTATTTGGAGTTTTTGACAAAACAATCTTGGACTCATTTGAAGTTGAGTTTAAGAATTTCTCAAAGTCGATGACAAATTTAACTTCTGATTCACCAATACTTAAATATGATAGTCCAACAGGTGACCCCGATAGGTTTTTAAAAAACTTCCAATTACTTTTTAAAACTTTAATGACAGTTCCCGCACCATCGCCTAACGAAACAACTGAGATGTTTTTTGGAAATGCGATAACTAACCAATTAAATAATTTTAGTAATGTTATACAGAAGTTTTTAGAATATGACGTTATTTTAAAAATAGGTAACCCATCTTATTATGATAGGAAAACATTTGATTCTTATTTGTTATATAACCCAACAAGTACAACTACTAATAAAAATCCAAACATATATCTTCAATACCCCGATGGATTTGAACCGTATGTTGCGGGTAGTTTACCAACAAATCAAGGAACTGTTACATTGTTACAGTCTAAACAACAGTTACCAAATGAATGGAAGGATTTGGAACTTTATGTTGGATTCTCAACAATACCTGGATTGGTATATAGTAATAATGGTTCATATATTACAGATTTTTTTAAAGACAATAATATAAAATTTACATCGAATAATATTAAGAAGTTAGCGCCAATTATTAAAATGTATGCAACACAAAAATTAAATAATTCTTCTTTAACCGCATCAACATTTAAAACTTCTTTAAATACATATTTTAATGATTGTGTTACATTACAAAACAATATATTGGATGGCATCTTAACAGGGATAAGAAAAAATTTACCAAATTACCAAGAAGTTCCTGAGGCGAAAGTTAGTAGTAGAATTGATGGACAACAAACAAAAGTTAATTTATATGAAACATTTAAAGCTCTAAATGATAAATGGATTGCTGGTGGTGATTATAAAACAAAAACATTTTTTGAAGATATTCTTTTTTTAGATAAAGCGTCAAGAAATATAGGTGATATTTTGTATTTAGATATTTTCAGTTTAAAAGATATTCTTAACGAAAAAGAATTTAATCAATCTATGAGTGTTTATACATTTATTGCGGGGTTACTTATTCGTAATAATTTTATTATTATGAATTTACCGGCGTATGTTAATTTTTATAACATTCAAAACGTTGATGGGGTGTCAAAACCTGTAATAAAAAATTCTTTAGATTTTGCTAACGATATGTGGGGTACTCACTTAACCGTAGATACAAGAGAATCGGGGCCTAAGATGGTTTGTTTTTTTGTTGCAAAACCATCAAGTTATTTAGATTTAGAAGAAAGTAAAAATTTCTTATTTAGAAGTGATGGAATACAGTTAGAAAAAAGAGGGGCGGCAAATCCACTAAGCGAGGATTGGACAAAGAAAGACGATAGAGATTATGGATTATCTAATAGATGTGTTGGATTTACTGTAGATATCGGAATTAGAAATCAAAATGTTTTTTCATCATTCCAAGTTTCACAAGCAAATGGTAAGGCAACAACCGAATCTGTGTCTACATTATATAATATGATACAACAAGCGAGCGGAAGACAAGTATCAACACAAAATGTATCTTTATATAACTATTACGCAAATAGAAGTTATGGTGCTCAAGTAGTTTGTCTTGGAAACGCTATGATACAACCAACTATGTACTTTAACTTAAGACACGTTCCTATGTTTAATGGGCCGTATATGATTACCGATGTTAGTCACGTAATCACACCAGGAAGTTTCCAAACAACATTTAATGGTACAAGACAAGGCGTTTATGATTTACCATCAATAGATAATTTCTTGCAAAGCATTAATCAAAATCTTTTAACTAAATTAGAAGATGCGGTACTTAGTAAAGACGACGGAACAACAACAAATACAACATCAAATGCGTCTAATGTTGCAAATTCAACAACAAATGCGGAAAATACGAAAGCAGCAGAAAATAGTTGTGTAGACAAAGTATTAAAAGTTTACAAAGACAAAGGATTTGTATCAAGTGGTGCAACCGAAACCAAACTAAACGAAAAACAACTTACAGATATTATAAAGGCTCAGACTTCGGATACTAATACTCAAGCAATAATATTAGCGTTATGTTATGTTAGGACTTATAAACTTAATGTGTTTCAAGGATTCGATAATAACTTTGCAATGATATCTTTGAAACAAAATTACAGTTCAACTTCCGATGGTTTTTTTGAAAAAAGTTACTGTTGTGTAAACTCAGAAACAACTTCAAGTACCGAGTCAATACCTATTGCTAGGTTTAAAACCCCTGAATTATTTGTTGGTTTTATTTTTGCAAGAATTAAAGACAGAGTACGTCAAATAACTATTACTCCGGGTATTGGATTATTAGAATTTTATGTTACAACTTGGCAAGACAATCAGATTGATTCCGCAACATTTGAAACTAATAGAAATTCAGTATATAAAGATTTAAGAGATAGGTTAGTTGCGGTATTAGAAGGAGTTGGAAAAAGAAATGGAATAAATGTTACAAACATTACAGAACTTGTTGATGGTAAAAAATACACTCAAAATAATTCAACCCCAACACCTACCCCAACACCTACACCCACCGCCACACCGCCATCAGGACTTGGAACATTTCCACCACAACAAATTACATTAAGAAATTTAGGAAGTTCTCCAACATTACAAGGGTACCAATGGAGTTATTTCAATATCAAAAAGTTAACTGGGGGATATTTAACATTCCAAATTATTACACCAGAACCATTTGACGTTCATAAAATTTATGATTTTACCTTTGTGGATGCTGCGACGAACAATACAGTGAGTGGTGTGAATAATAGTGGTGGAATTGATACAAATTATACATACGAAACAATTATTGGACGTGCGGGACAATTTAAACTTGTAGTTAGATATTTACCATACGGATGGAGTTATCCTTCGGGAGGACAATTATTAATACAAACAATAACTAGTGAAATTTTTACTTTATAATAATACAATATATTTATAATAAACAATATTATGGATTTAACATCAAAATTGAATAACTATCTCGGTAAACAGGGACAGTATTCTGAACAAAGTTTAGGAAACGGAACAAAAGAAGTTTGTGATTTAGAAACTGGTGACTGTTATGTTGTCAGAGAAAAAGATGGACTTATTGAAAGAGCCGGACACCAAACAACTGTAAATAGACAAGTAAAAGTAGAAACCGCAAGAGGTATAAAACAATTATTAAATGGATAATTAAAATGGCAATAGATAAGAAAATTCTTAGCGAAATAGAAAGATATAGAAACATTAACAAATATATTATGGAGCAAGACGCTCCACCGCCACCTCCACCACCGCCAGGAGGGGATGCACCACCACCTCCACCAGCAGGAGCACCAGCACCTGCGGAACCAACACCAATAGATGTTGAAACTGACGATGAGGTTGAAAAAATTGATGAGAAAGGTAAATCAGAGGAAGGTAAAGGAGACTCTGAAGAACTTGACGTAACTGATTTAGTTAAGTCTCAAGAAAATATTGAAACAAAACAAGAAGAATATTTTAATAATTTATTTTCACAACTTTCAAATCTTGAAGGTAAACTTAAAGAGATGGATGGTGTTATGGCAAAATTAAATGCTCTTGAAAACAAAATTGAAAAATATAGAGAAAAAACTCCACAAGAAAAATTGGATTTAAGAAAATATGATTCATATCCTTTTAACCAAAAACTTTCTGATTTCTTTAACGACAAACAAGATGAGTTTGAAAAAACAGGGAAAACAGATTATGTTTTAACTACAGATGATGTTACGGATATCTCGGATAGTGAGATTAAAGATACTTTCCTACCAACGGATGAAAAAGATTTTGAAAAAATGTAAAGTGAAGGGGAGTCAAAAAAGACTCCCTTTCTTAATTTGACTTATTCCCAAGTGATTACTATTATTGTAATATAAATAAACAATTAAAATTAAACAACTATGATGAGTTCACTCGACGCCGTATTGGCACAGTATGAGAAATCAACACAAGGGGGCGGGGCCCAAAGCAAAATGTCGCAAGACGAAAGAATGAAAAAGTATTTCGCTTTATTATTGAACGACAAAGAAAAATCAGGACAAAGAAGAATTAGAATCCTACCAACACCCGACGGTTCTTCACCATTTAAAGAGGCTTGGTACCACGAAATCCAAGTTGGAGGACAATGGCAAAAATTCTTTGACCCAGGAAAGAACGACAACGAACGTTCACCATTAAATGAGGTTTACGAAGAATTAATGTCTACAGGTAAAGATTCTGATAAAGAACTTGCAAAACAATACAAATCTCGTAAATTCTATATTGTTAAAGTTATAGACAGAGACAGAGAAGAAGACGGACCAAAGTTTTGGAGATTCAAACACAACTATAAGAATGATGGTATCCTTGATAAAATCATTCCTATTTGGAAGAACAAAGGTGATGTAACTGATGCTGAAAAAGGACGTGATTTGATTATTGAATTAACCAAATCAAAAACAGGTAAAGGTAAAGAATACACTTCCGTTTCAACCATTATGTATGATGACGTTCAACCACTTTCAGAGGACAAAGACCAAATGAAAGAGTGGATGAGTGACGAATTAACTTGGAGAGATGTCTATTCTAAAAAACCTGTTGAGTATTTGGAAGCAATTGCTCAAGGTAAAACTCCAAAATGGGATAATGAAAAAGGTGGATACGTTTATGGAGATAGCGAAGAATCAACCACAACAATTGGTGGAAGTTCAAAATCTAAATCTTACTCTGACCCACAAATGGATTCTGAAGTTGATTCAGACTTACCATTCTAAAGATTTGTTGTTAGATATTTATTCTTATGAATAAACAACTAACAATAGTAATACCTTGTAAAAATGAGAGTTCTCTTATAATTGAGACTCTCATTTTTATTTTAGGACAAACCGAAAAATTTAAAATAATTGTTGCGGACTCATCTACCGATAAAGAAAGTATTGAATTACTTAAAAAGTTTCAAAAAAAATATAAAGAACAAATAAAGATAATTGGTGGAGGATTACCATCTGTTGCGAGGAACAAAGGAGCGGAGTTAGTTGATACTCCTTATGTGTTATTTTTGGATGCGGACATTCATCTTAAACAAGATGATTTAATTGTTAAATGTTTGAATGAAATGATTGTAGGAAGGTATGATTTGTTAACCTGTAAGTTTAAGACATTAGATGGTAAATTTGATTGGATTTACAAAATATTTAATGTTGTGCAATGGGTTAGTTCAAAGACAACACCATTTGCGTTGGGTGGGTTTATGTTGTTTAAAACTGAAACATTTAACAAATTAAAAGGGTTTAATAATGAGGATAAAATTGCCGAGGACTATCATCTTAGTTCTAAAATTGCTCCGAGTAAATTTAGAGTGGAGAATCTTTTTGTTTATACTCCTTCTAGAAGATTTGAGAAAAAAAGTTTACGGTATATGATGAAACTTATGGTTATGTGTTGGTGGAATAGGAACAACGATGAGTTTTTTAAACAGGATTTTAATTATTGGATATGAAAAAAAAAGTAGATATTAATTTTGAGTTTATTGTTGTATCAACAGCGGCAGCATTAATAATTTTAACCAAACTAATTTGCGGAATATGAAATATAAAGCAATAATTGTTTCTGATTTGCATCTTGGAACAAAAGATTCAAAAGCCAAAGAGTTTATTGAGTTTATTGATTCTCACCCCACTAATCTATTAATATTAAATGGTGATATTGTTGATGGTTGGGCACTTAAACGTGGCTCCAAGTGGAAGAAACCACACACAAAAGTTATTACAAAACTTTTGAAGTTATCAAAAAAAACAAAGATTATATGGATTAGGGGAAACCACGATGAATTCTTAACCGATTTTATGGATATTGATTTGGGGAAGATTGAGGTTAGGGAAGATTATATTATTGATGTTTATGATAATACAACAGATGATTTTTTTGTTAAAAAGAGTTATTATGTTTTTCACGGAGATAAAATAGATGTGTTCATAACCAAATATAAGTGGTTGGCAAAGATTGGTTCGGTTGGATATGATATGGCGTTATGGTTAAACAGGTGGTATAATAGATATAGAACGTGGAGGAAATTACCATATAAGTCAATATCACAAGAAATTAAAAATGGGGTTAAAACTGCGACAAACTTTATAAATGATTTTGAATCCGAAGCCGTAAAAATGGCTCACAAAAAAGGATGTTATGGTGTTATCTGTGGACACATACACCAACCTTCAAACACGATGACTGACGATGGTCATTATCTAAATTCTGGTGATTGGGTTGAAAATAGAACCGCAATACTATTGGACAATTCAAATAATTTTACTATATTTAGAATGTAAAATAGTAAAATTTATGGCAGGAATTAAGAAAAAAGAAATATCCTTATCAAGCATTAAGGATAAATTCTCAACAAAAACAAAATATAAAGAAACCGAGTTTTATAACTGCGGACAAGCGTTTTATGATACTTGCGGATTGCCTGGTCCGGTATTGGGGGGTATCAATATGTTCTTGGGGCATAGCAACACATCTAAGACCACTGCGATGATACTTGCGGCGGCAGATGCTCAAAAGAAAGGACATTTACCTGTATTCATAATTACAGAAAAAAAATGGTCTTGGGAACACTGTGTAGAATTAGGACTCAAGGCTGAAAAAAAATCAGACGGAACTTGGGACGGGGAATGGTTATTTAATGATTCGTTTGATTATATTGAACAAGCTACTGATTATATTAATGAATTATTAGACGCCCAAGAAGCTGGCGATTTACCGTATAGTTTGGCATTTTTTTGGGATAGTGTTGGAAGTATTCCTTGTAAATTAACGTTTAATGGGGGTGGTGGAAAACAACACGCGGCTGGTGTTTTATCAGACAAAATTGGGATGGGGGTACATTCTAGAATATCTAAATCAAAAAAAGAAGATTATCCATATATCAACACCCTAACAGTTATTTCGCAACCGTGGGTGGAACTTCCCGATAGTCCATTTGGTCAACCGACCATAAAGGCTAAGGGTGGGAATGCAATATGGTTAGCATCATCTTTAGTATTTTTATTTGGAAACCAAAAGAATGCTGGAATTAATCACATCACCGCAACAAAGAACGGAAGGACGGTATCCTATGCAGTAAGAACAAAAGTTTCAATTCTTAAAAATCACGTAAATGGTTTAGGTTATAAAGATTCAAAAATTATTGCAGTACCACAAGGATATATTGCGGACACAAAAGAAGCGTTGGATGCGTATAAAAAAGAGTATTCACAATATTGGAACGCAATACTTGGAGGTGATGGTGAAATTAAATTAGATGAGAGTGATGAGGTTGAAATAACAGAATAAAAATTAACCCCTCCCTTAAAGAGGGGTTTTTTAATAATATTATTTTTTTAATTAATTATTTACTTTTTTTTAGTTAACGTTATTATTGTGAATTTTTTTATATTTATATATGAATAACTAACCTATGAAAAACTTATCTAAAGAAGAACTATTAAGCCGACTTGAAGGTATTAATAGAAGTAATGCCATTATCTATTTTGACCTAGGAGGTATCATTTTGGGTGTAAACGACATTTTTTTGTTGGCGATGGGGTATAAAGTTGATGAATATAATGAACTTATTGGTAAGCACCATAGCATCTTTGTATGTAAAGATTATGCAAAGTCATCGGAGTATGAAAAGTTTTGGGACATTTTAAGAAGTGGTAAGTATTATTCAGGGGAATTTGAAAGAATAAAAAAAGATGGTACCCTTATCAACTTACAAGCGACATACAATCCTATTTTTGATGATAGTGGTAAGATTACTAAAATAATGAAAGTTGCTACTGACATTACGGCAATTGCGAATAGTAAAAAACAATTAGAAGCGATTAACAGAAGTACGGCAAGTATTACTTTTAATGTTGATGGATTCATTTTAGATGCGAACACTCTGTTTTTACAAGCGATGGGATATAAACCAAACGAAAAAAATCAAATAGTCGGGAGACATCATAGTATCTTTGTTAGTTATGAGTATTCAAAGTCAGATGAATATAAAATATTTTGGGATACCTTAAGAAGTGGTAAGTTTTTTGAAGGTGTGGTAGAAAGAAAAAAAGTGGATGGTAGTGTTATTTATTTACAAGCTACGTATAATCCCATTTTAGATAGTAAAGGAAATGTTATAAGTGTAATTAAAATTGCTACTGATATAACTGAAACTGTTATCAGTAAAAATAAAATAGAAACACTAACAAAAGATTTGAAATTAGAGTTAGATAATTCAAAGAAACTTAAAGATTCTATAGAAATAGAAAAGAATGCTGCTTTGAATGACTTGGATGTGGTGATGAAAAAGAGTCAAAGTGAGTTAATAAAAATAATAGTTAAATGTGCATTATCGGTAATAATAGGTGTGGGTCTTGTAACAACTTCTCTTTATTGGATGGCAATTGTGATGGGAAAGGAAACGCAAATTATTGG